GTGGCCTGTATGGCTATGCCCTTGTCCGCTTCCGTGACCAAGATCTCCTCCGTGCTGATACGTGGATCTGCGTTGAGATTTGCTGTTATGTCATCCACTATGGCGTCTTTGAGTTGTTCTGTGAATGGCTCAAATATGGCGTCATATATGATGGTGCCGAACTCTGGGTTCTCAACCCTCTCGCCCTTACGCACTGATAACCTGTTGATCAGGTCCTGCTTGGCCACCTCGAAGTCATACAGTTTGAAGTTCTGTTTGTCCGCACGTGAACTGAAACCCTTGAAGGTCACCGTCTTGTTTGATAGGTCTCCTGATCCTGAATCTCCGTATGCCATATGCTTTATTTACTCTATGCTCTATCGTCCTTGTCTCTGCCGCCCGCTGGTCTTGTGTAAGGCTCGTGTGTCACAAAGCCTTCGACAGTGGTTTTAACTTTTACTTTCTCGTAGTTGACTTTGCCATTTAACATAGGTTGTTGTGCGATCACATCTTGTTTTTTTGTTTCCTTTATTCCTACTTTGACGCTTGTTGGCTTCAACCAACCAGGTCCCATAACAGCTCTTGGACCAACAGAGTTCAAATGAACTTGACTGCCACTCGCTAAATCAATCCTCCCGTCCGCACTATGGAACTGTATGCCTTTGCTGTGGGAAGTAATGCCGTCCCTGGCAAAATGTCTAACACTGCCTTTCTGAGATGCGTTCAATATTCCAGACTCTCCCATCACGTACACATATTTCTCAGCGTTTAGCACTACATTCTCTTCAGCGGTAAATTTAATTTTTTTTCCTGCATGGAAGTTAATATTATCATCTGCGTGTAGATTGAAATCTCCCTCTGCCCGTATGTCTATGCCCTTGTCGGAATATATGCTGATCTTTCCATTCTTGTCCATCTCTATCCATGCTTTGCCTGAACCGTTGGCTAGATAGACCACTCCCTCTGTATCGTGCATCAGGAGTTGGTGTCCGGAGGCTGTACGTAATCTTGTGAGTTGGTTCGTGCCATCTTCAGCACCATCATCCATCACGAAACTGTGTCCGGTCTCCCTGTCTACCCTCACCGGTGCACCGTCTAGTCCTATATTTTTTGTCCTACTGTCTGCTCTGATTCTGCCCGGTGTGTTCCATCCAAAAACTTGGCTGGGAGATTCCCTACGTGCTGACGATGATGTGGTTCCCCTGACCTGATCCTGTATCAGTCCTTGGGAAGTCATCTGATTTGCTAAGATATCGTTAATGGGATAATTCCATTTGCTGGCACTAGAGACAGTTTCACCTGCGTCAAATAATTTACGATTTTTCTCACCGGCCGGTAATACGTCTGTTCCGTAAATTTGTTGCTTGTTCTGTGAGAAATCCGTACCGTCCGCGGCCACTCGTGTTTTATCTGTGGCACCATTTCCCGGTACCATCTGGTTCGTCATGGGGTCCTGTACACAACCCATCCAAAATGCCGAGTTCGCCAGGTTGTCACCCTTGGCGAAGATCACCAACACTGTGGTGTCTATGTCGGGTGGCACCGCCCACATTCCGTATGATTGTTGTGTGTCCTTGAAACTGTAGGGGTCTGTGTTTGATGTCGCACCCAGGCTCTTCACACCATAGAAGGGCGACAGGTAATGGCACCAAGTGATCTGATTTGGTTTTGGATTGAGGGTATTAGTAAGTGCTGTAATATTCACTCCCAACCTACCCATGCGCAATGGGTCCGCTGTGGTCTTGACCGTGGCAATGTATGGGCCCGGATCACTATCAATGTACTTCTCATTGAAATCCTTCTGGTTGTCCTGTGAATCCGTGAATCCCCTAGAATCAAAATATGCCATTACCTGTTCATTCCCCTAAGATTTGTTTTTTTAATTACCTTGTTGATTTCTGTGGTTGCCTTGGTCTTGATATTCTCTTGTATTTTTTGTCTTGTCCTGATGCCGTTGATGGCGTTTGTGCCTGCTTCCTCAGATAGGAGGTCCGTTCCTCTTCGAGCAGAATTAACAAGATCTATTGGCAAGCCTTCTCCTGATTGGTTGTTCAGTCTCACGCATGTGAGTGTTTGTAGGAACTGCCCTTGGTCCATCCTGCTGTCTATCTTGACCACCTGGTACACCCCGCTGAAAAATAGATTCTCGTCCCTGAACAGTTTCTTGCCACTGAACATTGTGCCTTGCCTTTCATCTATGTCATCTGGTAACCTGTATCTTAGGTTAATGCATGGCATGAACTGGTCTGCGTTGAAACTGTGATTCTGCTGATCAAAAACTTCTCCCTTGTTACCAAAGATCTTGTCATCCTGCGCATCTGTGATCGGCATGTAAACGTCCTGGCAGATGTAGGCGGGATCGCCCAGTATGTCCAACTCGATCTTCATCATGTCCGCTTCAGGGTTTGTGAGGTAATCATAGAACTCCTGGGCTTTGAGGTTCTCGAGATTGGTTGTCTCCGTGGTGCTCCTGCCCTTGAGTATAGAAGGGTACTGTCGCAAAGGCAGTGTGGGCTCGGGATCCTTCTCCTGTCCGAATGCCTCTAGTATGGTCTGTTTGATGTCCTGTAGCACACCGGTCTCCGTGGTGCTCTTGGCCTCCCTCACATTACGCATGTAATAGGCTGTCTTGTAGTTGATCCTCAAACCTTGGACGTCCAGGTTGTCACCGGTGTAGAGGTAATTGTATTCTTTTCTCACGTACTTGCTCCAGTCCGCCTTCACGCTCATGCCGGCCCCCATCAGTTTCAGCACGTGTATCCTGTAGGGAACGGCTCGATAAATGATTTTCTTTGGGTGCATCTTGGTGATGTTGTCAAACCTCGTGGTGTCGGTCTGCACCGTGGACTTGATCTTGAACCATGGTATGTACGGATCAGAGGCTATCTTGTTGGCGAACTCCTTGCTACGTAGGACCTGCTTTATGGAGTCGGGACTCTCGGCCGACACTGTGTAACCCAGGCTCTGCAGGTAACCCTCCCAGAAGTTCTGCACCAGGCTGATGTACCCGAAGGACTGCCTGACCGCGTCCTCGAAGAATTTCGTGAGGCTGGTGAAACTGGTGGCCTTGGCATAGCTCTTGAACTGCTTGGCATCGCTGTTGGCGAAATACGAGAAAGGACCGGCGGCATAATCCTCCACCTGGGAGGTGGTGTTTATGGAATCTGCTTCGGACTGATACACCCCTCCATTCTTGATCACCTCTGGATCTATCTTGAAGACGTATTCGTCCTTGAATTGTCGTTTCTTCTCATCGATCTCCTGTTGCATCTGTGTGTCTAACTGCTCCTGTACCTTGAGCGTCCATGCCAGGGCGTCATTGGTCGCGACCGGTAGATCTGTCCTAGGGAACTTGAACCTGTCATCGAACGCTATGTCCGTGTATGGCACGGCCACCACGTTGTACTTGGCACCTCCCTCGTTGACGTCGAAATCCACACGGGCTATCAAGATAGGTATCCTCCTGCGAAGTCCGCCGGCATCCTTGGTGTTGAAAGAGAGTGGTCTCCCGTGTTCGTCGAACCCCTTGAAGTCGATGGTCAACAGCAGGGGTGCGTCCTGGTAATCCTGGAACCCGTTCAGTGCCGTGGCGGCCCTGATCTTTTCTATCAGCGTGATGCCGAATGGTTCGTGTATTTCAAACTCCATCTTGGTGAAGTTGGCGAGATTTCTCTCGTTGTTGGGTCCTACCGTGGATGTTATGTTCACGTTCTCTATGAACATGTCATGGCTTCTCTTCAGTATGCTGATGCTGTCCTGGTACTTGCCTGTAAAGTCCTTGTAGGCGTCCCTGACTATCTTGTCGTCCGCATTGGTACCACCTGTGCCGGCAAATGGATCTCCACCACTGCTGACGTTGGCGTTTCCGATCCCGCCGGTACGTGCTATGATGTCATGGGGCGAGTTGGTGAGGAAACTATGATCCCTTATCTCTGTTTCCCTCAGTCCGCTCAGCGTGAAGATGGTGTTGTACGTCGCGGCACTGTGTAATGGATTGATTTCCTTATTGCTGGATGCCATTTTATATTCCTAGGTCTGCATTGACGTTGGCCTGTTTTGGCAACTGTATGGTCACTCCCGGTCTGAAATCGTATATGGGGTCCTCTATCTGGTCTGGATTACGTTGTGCGAACACCCACCATAATCGGGGTGTGCCGTACAGGTCATAGGCCAACAGGTCTGGCCTGTATGCGTATGTCCTCTCTATGGTGTAACTCTGGTCATCATCCTCCGCCGTTATAGGCCTCGGTACGAACGTCTCTAGGTTGACTTCGTTCTGCGGTGTGGCGAAATACGGCGATGTGGAAGAATACTTGGCCATTAGATGAATCCTATCTGGTCTGTACCCTTACCGTTCAACTGACCACGTGCGAATTCTGACAGTGAGAAATTCTTGATGGACTCCCTGCTGTACACCGGTGTTACTAACACTGAAATGTTTGACAGTGTGGGTGCCCAGGTCTGAGGTGCTCCCTGTTCCGCAGACAAGTCAAACCCTGCGTCTGGTCCTGTAAGTTCTCTGTATGGTGTGTTTGTTTGTTTTGTTGAAATGTAGTCAATACCTGGTCGCAATTCCACGTTGAATGTGTTCACTATCACCGGCACCTTGTTGAACATGTGATCACCATAACCTGATAGATGTAAGATAGGTGGGGGATTACCTTTCAAGTCTTGGTCTTTCCCAAAGAACATTTTAGTCACTGTCCTCAGGAAGTTCACGGTCGCCACCCAGTGTTTGGCATCATCTGAATTCTGCACGGGAAACTCTCCGATTATGTTCATGGAGTCCACCTGTGAGTTCTTATAGGCCTGGTGTGGGTAGTTGCTGTGCACCTGATCCATGGCGTTGTAGTTTGCGGAATGTTGTATTACCACTGCCGGTGTCAATGGCCAGAAAATACCGTTCAAATCGTTTTTTCTCAATGGTGCCAGAAGCTCGTTGTTGTCTCTTAATCCATCACCGAGGATCGCGTTCTGCAACGCCGAAGCACCCGCAGGTATCTGCAGTCTCACACGCCAGTCGGTCTTGTCCGAACGTCCGGACCATTTGGCCCTGGCGTTGACGATCCTGGAATCCGTGGAAATACCAGCACCCGTGAGCCTGCCCAGGGTCCTGTTGAATATGCCCCCTCCCACGTTCTTGACTATCTTGCCTATGTCTCCGAATGCCATTATATGGTTGCTTTCCTTTGTAAAATTTCGTATACTTTAACTATATTTATAGGCATTATTTTAGGCGCACTTAATTCACCATACGGCACGATTCAACAGACCTGTTTGTGGTCAATCTCAACAATATAAAGTAAAGGAATTATGAAGAGAGTCAAGTACCTAAACAACCGAGATCTGCTGGCACAGATACACGCCAGCAAGAACACCTACTGCTCATACGTGACGCCCGAGGACGCACAGTATGACCTCATAGTGCCCAATCTAAAGAAGGTCAACGCCAATGCGGTGGCACAGGCCAGGAAGGCCAAGGCAAAACGTCTCACACAGGAAGCGTGGGAAGAGGCCAAGACGGCAGGACTCAAGAAAATAAAATTAGTGGACTACACGGTGAGTCCTAGAAAGATAGAGAAAACGGATCTGGTGTTCAGGGTCATGATGTTTGATCACGTGCCCATGGACGACGAGAGGAAACGTAATCCCAAGACCACGGCGGATCATCACAGCAAGGTCAACTTCCCACCATTCCAACACTACAAGTTTGACAAAAAAGGCAAACTGGTGTGCGTGGGCAAAAGCCACTGGGTGGGTGGAATGAGCAACGGACACTTCTCTGCCGACCATGGCAAGATGACCAACACCCTGGCCATGATGTACATGAAGTTGTGTGAGAGATATGGTACCAGGGCCAACTGGAGGGGTTACACCTACAATGACGAGATGCAGTCACAGGCCTTGATGCAGTTGAGTCAGATCGGACTACAGTTCGATGAGTCGAAGTCAGACAACCCGTTCGCATACTACACGGCGGCGATCACAAACAGTTTCACGAGGATCCTGAACATAGAGAAGAAGAATCAAGCGATCAGAGACGACCTATTGGAGTTCAACGGCATGATGCCCAGTTTCACGAGACAGAACGAGAACGAGACAGCAGGACCATCATACCAGAAGAGAATGAAGACCGCACACGGTGACGTGCATGAGGTCAACAAGACCACATTGAAGAAGTTGAACAAGACCTTGAAGAAGAAAGGCAAACTGGACTCTGATGATTTTGACGACGTGCAATTCAAGAACAAGATCGACATGACCAATCACAAACCAACAGTCAAGAAGAAATGGTAATCAATGGCATTCTTTAAAAAGGTAGCCTGTTTCACGGACATACACTTTGGCCTCAAGGGCAACAGTCGTGTACACAACGATGACTGCGAGGAGTTCGTAAAGTGGTTCATAGCACAGGCCAAGGCAGAAGGTTGTGAGACCTGCATATTCCTAGGCGACTGGCATCACCATAGATCTGCCACCAATGTCAGCACCATGAACTACACAGTTTCCAACATGGAGAGATTGGGTGCGGCGTTCGAGAAAGTGTACGTGATCATGGGCAACCACGACCTGTACTACAGGGACAAGAGAGAAATCAACTCCATGGAGTACATCAGGAATATTCCAAACATACACATAGTCAACGAATGGTTGGTGGAGGATGATGTGGCAATCATTCCTTGGGTTGTGCAAGACGAATGGAAGAAGATCGAAAAGATGAAACAGAAGTACGTGTTCGGACACTTTGAACTGCCCTACTTCAAGATGAACGCCATGGTGGAGATGCCAGACGTGGGCGGAATACAGACAGATCATTTCGCAGGTTGCGGTAAAGTGTTCTCAGGACACTTCCACAAGAGACAGTACATGAAGAACGTCACGTACATGGGTAACGCATTTCCACACAACTACGCGGACGCCTGGGATGACGACAGGGGTATGATGATATTAGAATACGGTGCAGAACCCAAATTCGTCAACTGGCCGGATATGCCTAGATACATCACTATTAAGGTTTCTGAGCTACTAGAAGATCCAGACAAGTACCTAAAACCCAAGATGTATGTGAGAGTTACTTTAGACATAAAAATCAGTTACGAGGAAGCGAACTTCGTGAGGGAAACATTCATAGACAAGTACCAATTGAGAGAACTACAACTGATCCCTGAGCAAGTGGACAACGCACAGCAACCACTTGTTGAAGTGCAGAAGTTTGACAGTGTTGATCAGATCGTGATCAAGCAGTTACAGGGAGTGGACTCAGAAGTGTACGACAAGAATGTTTTAACAGCAATTTACAACGATCTAGATGTCACGAATTAGTAAAAAGAAATTGATAAAAGTGTTGAAGGGTGATTTTGAACAACCGACCATGTCTAAAGCACAGATATTTGACATGTTCAAAAATCCACCAACACAGGAAGAATGGCTGAAAGGCTACAAGGAATGGAAGAGGAAGCAACTTGCTGACGATTAAAGAACTAACGGTAAAGAACTTCATGAGTGTGGGCAACCAGGCCCAGGCCATTGACTTCTCAAACAAAAGCCTGGTTCTTGTTATTGGTGAGAACATGGACCTAGGAGGTGATGACGCCGGTGCCAGGAACGGTACGGGTAAGACCACTATCATAAACGCATTGAGTTACGTGTTCTTTGGTGAAGCACTTACAAACATCAGGAGAGACAATCTGGTCAACAAGACCAACGAGAAGGGTATGTTGGTCAGCGTCAAGTTCATAAAGAACGGAGTCACATACACGATCGAGCGAGGACGTAAACCACAGATATTCAGATTCTATGCCAACGACATAGAACAGAACACGGACAACAACGAAGCACAAGGGGAGAACAGGGAGACACAGGTAGAGATCAACAAACTGATGGGCATGACCCACTCCATGTTCAAGAACATAATTGCACTGAACACCTACACACAACCGTTCCTGTCCACCAAACAGGCAGAACAGAGGGAAATCATTGAACAACTGCTGGGTATAACACTGCTGTCGCAGAAAGCGGACCTATTGAAGGAGAAACAGAAAGCGACAAAACAGATGCTGACCGAGGAGAAGATGCGTATAGACGCCAAAGTTGCCTCTAACGAGAAGATACAGGAGTCCATAGAAAGTTTGAAGATAAGATCAAACGCCTGGGCGAGCCAGAAAGACGACGACATAAAAAGTTTCAAAGAAGCGATCGCGGAACTGGAGAAGGTGGACAGTGAGATCGAGATAGAGAAGCACAAGAAACTGCAGAAGAGGAATGAACTACAGACCATGCTGAGGAGCCTCGAGAAAGAGAAAGCGTATCACGAGGATTCGTTAACCAAGGCTGAAAGCACTGTTTCCAAAACCAACACAGATCTAGAATACGCTGAACAACAGAAATGTCCAACATGCGAACAGGAACTGCACGACGACAAGCACACACATCTCGTTGACAAACTGAAAGTACAACTTACAGAATCCACAGACTATGTGACGAAACTGAAGTCAGACCTAGCGAAAATACAGGAAGGCATAGACGAGGTGGGAGATCTCGGACAGGTGCCCGAAACATACTATGACACCATAGACGAGGCGTACAACCACAAAGGTTCTCTACAGGATCTAAAGAGGCAGTTGGAACAGACAGAGAAGAAAGAAGACACCTACGCAGAACAGATAGCGGAGATGACCAAATCCGCGATACAGGATATTGACTACGAAAAAGCCAACGAACTAGAGGATCTGCACAGACACCAGGAGTTCCTGTACAAACTGTTGACAGCGAAGGACTCATTCATAAGGACCAGGATCATAGAACAGAACTTGACATACCTGAATCAGCGACTGGCGTACTTCCTGGGCAAGGTGAAACTGCCTCACACAGTGACTTTCCAATCGGACCTAACAGTGCGTATCGAGGAACTGGGCAGGGAACTGGATTTTGATAACTTGAGCAGGGGTGAAAGAAATAGATTGATATTGAGTCTGAGTTGGGCATTCAGAGACGTGTGGGAGAGCCTTTATCAACAGATCAACTTGCTGTTCATTGACGAATTGGTAGATGCAGGCATGGACATATCAGGCGTTGAGAGTTCCATGGCAGTACTAAAAGACATGAGCAGGACACAGAAGAAGAACATATTCCTGATATCACACAAGGACGAATTGGTAAGCAGAGTGAATAGTGTACTGAAAGTTGTGAAAGAGAACGGTTTTACCAATTATGCCAATGATGTTGACATAATTGTTTAATTTTACTGTTGACAAAACCACTTCTTACGTGCTTTAATTACAATGACGTTAATTAATGTTATCGTACGACAATAAAGGAAGGACAATTAATATGTCAAATGAAACACATGACGCTATAATGACAGAGATACAAACTTACTCAGAAGAGAATGGGAAGTTCGTTGATAAGGGTGTGAAAGCATCTGCAACAAGAGCCAGAAAGGCCCTAGCAAACTTATCTAAACTGATCAAAGCGAGAAGAAAAGAGATTCAAGAAGTCAAGAACGCGGCCAAGACAGCGGCGTAATCGATCATTGGATTTTGCAAAACCCAAAACCTCCGGCTAGCAATAGTTGGGGGTTTTTTATGACTTGAGGATTCCCTTGCCATGCACCCTCACTCGGATGTGGCCGTTGTAGTAATCGTTGCTCTCCAACACTTTTCTAGCAAACTGCTCCCTTGCTTCAACGTAAGACAGTTCCGCCTTAGACCTGCACCAGAAAAGTATTTCCCTTGTGAATTTGTCTTTACCCAGTTTGTTGACATCGATGGTCAACTCATCGCTTGATCCGTAATAGTCCTGCCAGTCAGAATCCACCTTGTACCTACGCTTGTTCTTCCTGCCCTTAAGCGGAGGCCTGGATCTCTTGAATCTGGCCAATTTCTTGCCTATGTACATCCTACCGTTGGTTGTGTTGGTTATGAGATACACGAAGCCAACTATATCCTCTGGTATCGTGGTAATTTCTTTTCCCTGGTACGTCCAATGCATCTTGGTATTTAAAGCCAAAAAGATTGACCTAGAAATAAAACTCATATAAACAAG